CCGTTCCGTGCCACCCGTCGAGATCGCCACCGTGTCATCGGCAGGATGAAACAGGCCCGTGTTCGTATCGCCAGTGTTCGTGATCGACGGGGCAGACGCCGACCCGTCAGGGAACGAGGCGACTCCGGTGAATGTCGGATCAGCGGCAGGCGCTCGCGACGTGTCTGTCGGGTGAACGTGGTCACCGCGGGACGCAGTAGTTGCGACACCTGCCGTGGCGGTCCCGTTGACGAGTGGTGCTGCTGAGCTGAGCGAAGGCTGCGGGCCCGTGGGCCCGGTTGAGCCAGTCGCGCCGGTTGGGCCAGCAGCTCCCGTCGCTCCCGTGGGTCCTGTAGGCCCTGTCACAGTTGATGCCGCGCCCTGCGCACCTGTTGGACCTGTCGGACCGATAGGCCCAGTCTCACCTCTCGGACCGGTGGGTCCTGTCGCACCTATGGCGCCTGTCGGTCCTGTGCTACCAGTTGGTCCCGTTGCGCCCGTGGGACCGGTTGCGCCCACTGCCCCGGCGGGGCCGGTTGCTCCTGTCGGTCCGGTAGGTACGGGTTCGCTGCTCGTGTAGATCGCGTCCCAGGCTTGCCCGTTGAATCTCCACACCTTGTTGTCGAAGGTGTACGTGTCGTTGACGTTTGGAGACGACGGGAAGTCAACTGCCATCTGCTCGTCTTCCTTTGCTCAGCGTCTTCGGGTGGAGTGTCACGAGCGTTGCGCACGTACCTCGTATCATATTGGGCAGAACTCGCGGTGACGATTTTGTTTTCCTCGCGAGCGCGCGGGAAGAAGCGGTTGGCATTATGCCATATCACGCGTGTTTTCCCGGGTATTGAAACCCGGTTATTATGCTCAGTTTCCTTGTAGGGTTTCTACCCATTCCTCGACGGCGCTTGCTCCTAGGCTACGGATCGCGGTGATCACGTCGCGCGTGCTCTCGATCCAGGCGCTGAGCTGACTATACGGGTCGGTCGTGTCCCACTCGAGTGGCCATTCGTCACGGCTGTAGCCGTACTTTTCCATGAGGATCTCGGCGACCTTTGAGGTGAGAACCGTGTCGATGTGCTCGTTGGTGCTGCTCATGTCCATGCTATTTTTCTCCTGCCTCGTGGTCGATGTCGCACTGGTGGTTTCGACGGTAGCCATATTCGCATGCCCAGACGAAGTATGCGAGTAGCCCGCCCATGAGCAGGGAGAGTATAAAGATCTCCATCACGCCCAACCTTTCATCGCGTCGAGCATGTACTGCTCGTCGCAGCATCCGTCGCACGTGTGTCGTGTGCTTCGCCCGGTAGATGCTCGATATGGAGCGTCGTCCGGGTCAGGATGCATTATGCCGTGCGGGCAGATCCGTGAGATCGTGCGCTCGAGTTCGTCGTATTCCTGCGGCCATTCGCTTAGCGGGTGTTGCGTAACGTTGTGTATTGCGCATGTGTCGCCGATGCAGCGCTCGATTCCGTGCGCGCCGGTGAGCGTGCGCCCGCCTGCGAGTACCGCGATGTTGGTGCCAAGCTCATCAGGTGACTCAAAGAATACCGGGCGATCGGGTGAAAGTCGTGGCGGTATCGCGGGCTTGGCAGGATGCTTTTTTCTTTTGATGCTTTTTGCTTTTGGCGGCACGGCGCTTGTTGCGCGTTTTCTTGTTCGCAGGAGCTTGCTTGAACTCGCGGTGATTGTTTCAGGTTTGTCCTCGATCATTGGGATGACGGCGGCGAGTTCGAGTTCGGGCGTGTAGATTTCGTCCCAGGTTAGTGTTGCTCGAGGGTCGGCGTTTGCGGCTGGCGGGTTCCATGTCCAGCCGAGAAATGTGCGTCGCGCGCTGTAGACGTTTCCGTTGGCGTCCCAGAACACGGCGAGGCTGCCGATGTCTGGTTCGTCTTCGTCAGGCGTCGCGATCATGGCTTGTTCTGCTTTCCTGCTTGTGCTCGACAATGACGCTCAGGTACGTGACCGTGTCGGCCGGGAAGTGTGCGACGGCTTCAGTGCCAAACATCTTATAGTTAATGACCCATAGCCCGTACTGCCGATACGCGCCGCCCGCGTGTTTGATGACTCCGATTACTTCGTTTTTGCCGTGTACCCAGACGGTGACGCTGTCGATGTCATTAGGGTCGTAGAAGTCCAGGTTGAAGTCGATCTCGAGCAGGTCATCCTTGCGCATGTGCTATTTTCCTCGCGCGCGCTGGTCTGCTCGAGTATCGCGAATGATGTCGCAGTAGCACTCGCAGTTGTCGCACACTCTTGGCGGCTTGATCCATGAACACTTGCACCCGTCCGCCATTGGGCAGACAACATCGTGCCCGAATATTGTCAGCGTGCTATTTGTTTCTTCGTCGACTGTTTCTTCGCGAAGCTCGTCTAGTGTTGGCATGCCGAGCATCTTGGTGATTTCGTCGAGTGTCAGGTTGCCTGCGGTGTCGGTGTACTTTTTCTTTGCGCTGTCCGTGTTCCCCGACATGACGAGTGTTGCGTTACTGACGTCCTTCATCGCATCGGAGTAGCCTTTCAGGTACCCTTCAAGGCGCGACTCTTTTTCATGTTCCCAGCACTCGTTTGCCTCGTCAGTGCGCGCGCAGCGCAGCTCGGCGCAGATGCAGACTCTCTTGCGCCCGTCGAGGCGGTCTGCCATTTCGGGCGATGTCAGGCAGCGATTGTCGTGCCAGTAGTCCTGCTTGCTTTTTTTCTTTCTAATCTTCATTTCGCTCTCTGCTCTTCGATTTCTTCTCGTAGTCTTTCGTCAACATGCTCTGGAATGTAGTCACCCGCGTCGCGGTGCTCTGCGATGTGCTCCAGCATCGCTTCTCTAGTTGGATGACTCCAGTTATCGCTCAGGCTGCACCCGCAGCATTGCCAGCCATTGTCAAAGCTCTCGTAGATGTACGCGTCGGCTTCACTGAATCGACAGTAGCTCATTCACGTTCTTTCTTAGCGATCTCTGCCGCGTAACGGTACGCCGCGGTGATGTCACAGCGCTGGCACGAGATGCGCGGATCATGCCTAGGGTGCGTGTCTTCTCCGTACTGATAGATGCGTTCCGCGATATTCTTTTGCGCATCGGCGCTGCCTTGCTGGTACCCGCGGTGATAGTCTTCAGAAAAGTATGGCGCGGCCCATCGCGCGCGCTCGTCTGCTCGAACGTCGGCGATGATGTCGCACAGGCAGAACACGTCGCCGAAGTCTACGCATTCGTTCTTTTGATACTTATTCTCCGGGCAGTATTTGTCGTGAGTCATGGCGCGCCGTCTTTTACCGCGACTAGAACGTCGTCAATCGCAAGGTGACATGTAGCATCTCTATGGTTGTGCATTTGGCATGGCATGCTCTCAATCTCTGTCACAATGCGCTGACGCTCGCTAGCTCGGCCTTTGGCGATCAGATCACAGTCATCGCAGCCGGGCTGGTCATCATCGAATGGTCGGCGTTTTGCTTTGGCCCATCTGCATTCTGCGTCGTGAGTCATTCAGGGCTACCATGGCAGCAGTTGTTGTCCGGGCACATGTGCGCCTCGCGCCAGTGAACACCTTGCGGGTGATCGTTCTTGGCAGCGTCCCATCCTTGCTTGTATCCGTCGTTCCAGATTTCCTGCTTGTAGCGCATCATGAGCTCGTGCCCTTTGATGTACGCTTCGAGTTCGTCGCGCTCCTTTATGGAGTCAAGGTCTCTGTCAAGGTACTGCTCGTCTAGAGCTCGTACAGCTTGCCTAGCGATGCTGTCCCATGGCCCGAAAGCGTTGGTACGAAGGGCTTTTCTTAGCGCGGTCGCGATGATGTCGACCCTCGCGTCAGTCTTCGGCGTTGATTGCTCTGTTGACAAGATCAAGCACCTCCTCAATGGTGATGTCCTCGTGCCATCGTTCCTCAAGGCTCAATACTAACTCGGCTCGGCGTTCTTCGAAATACTCTTTTGCGATCTCTGCAAGAGTTGCTGGAGGCCCATCGCTCTGCCGCGGATGCCTGCGCTCCACCCATTCGTAGTCCTCGCCCATGTCGATGCCATAGGGCGTGGTGGTTCTCGTTGTAGTTGTCGCTGCCGAGGACGATGTCACCGTCCAGTGCCCGGCGCCTCCCGCCGTTCCCGGTGGATATGTCACCGTTGACGTGTAGGTGACCTTTCCGCTTTCTCTGCTCAACGGTCACTCCGTCTCTGCCGATCCGTACCGCGATCGCGGCGGAAAACTTAGGCGTGATTATACTATTCAGGTGAGCGACTGTACATACGAAGAGCTCACAAAGTCGCCGAAAGCACGAGATTTCTGCGCTCGTTATTGTACAATCGACTAGGCCCAAAAACACAGCCTCGAGCATTCCGTATACGGTTAACATTAACGGTGTACACCCAGGCATGTACAAAAAGCATGGGAGCAAGGCCGGTTTTATAGGTAAGTTAACGTACAAAGTTTGTAGGTTAACTTTGCTTGAGAGGGTCCAAATGCCGACTTACGACTACACTTGCCCAAACGGCCATCAGTACTCAGAAACGCGCTCTATGACCGCCTCTCAGACCCGAGAGACGTGTCCGAAGCGAGGTTGTAACCTACAACTGTCTCGCGTATGGTACACGCCGGTTGTCACCTTCAAGGGCCGCGGCTTCTACTCGACTGGAGGCTGAAAAAGAAGAATGACAGCCAGCGTAGAGAGCAGTGACCAAGTAGCCCTCTTGTATATGCGCGTGTCTACTCAGATGCAGGTCAACGATGGAATGTCACTTGACGTGCAGGAACGACAACTACGCGCGGCCGCTGATCTAGCCGGCTTTACAAACGTAGAGCTATTTCGAGAAGAAGGCAAGTCTGGAAAGAACATTAAAGGTCGCCCGCTACTAAAGGAAGCTTTGGCACGCCTGGAAGACAAAACAGCGCACGCACTGTTTGTCGCCAGGCTAGACCGACTAGCAAGATCAACCAAAGACTTCCTTGACATCATCGACCACTCGCAAAAGTACGGATGGCGACTCGTCATGCTAGATCTCAATCTAGACACGTCATCATATTCATCGCGCTTCGTCGTCACAGTGATGAGCGCCCTCGCCGAGATGGAACGCGCCATTATCGCGGAGCGCCAGAAGGATGTTCACAAGGATCGACGGGAACGCGGCAAGCGCTGGGGCATCGACCTTGGCCCTCAACCACTCGCGCCGGTTGACATTCGTGACCGGATTGTAAAGCAGAGAACCGCCGGCATGAGCTACCTGCAAATCGCAAAGCAACTCAACGCCGACGGCGTCCCCACCGTTGCCGGCGGAGAGAAATGGCACCCCGGCACGGTTCGTAAGATGTATCTGTCAGCTCTGCGTGCCGTCGAGGTCGACTAGCTCACCGTTCTCGGTTCGCAACTCGGCAGGAGGCGCGTCATCTTCATCCTCGAAAAGATCATCGAGTGCAGCCATGCCGTCATGCGCGAGATGCATAAGCACCGAGTAGACAGCCGCGTCCGCGCACTCCGCTGGGGATGCCATGACCAGCGGATGCTCTTCCTCAGGCTTAGTCGCGGTATGCCAAGCAAGCCCGTCCCCCAGCGCTACCATCGCCTCTAGAATCCAGGCGTGCATGTCACCGACAGAGATCGTGATGAAATCATTCTCGCCGGTGTCATCGTCGTGAATCTCGTTATTCATACTCTCACCTAGACTTCATCTGGCGTGTCAAGCACGAACGTTGGGTCAGGGCGCAGCGCCGTGTAGGCTGCCTGAAATAGCGAATCCTGCGTCGCCTGATCATCGGAGTACTTTGCGAGATCGGCGAGCTCGTCGGCGATCATCTGACTCATCGAGCGCTCGCACTCCGCCGCGAGCCCGGCGATAAACGCGTTGTGGTCATACATGAAACCTGCGCCCGGTTCGTCAGCGGCGGCAAGAACCGGCTGCGCAAAATAGGCGCGAATCACTTTCTCAAGCTCTTCTGATCGACGCCGAACAGCTTCATTGGTACTAACAATCATGCGTGCCCTCCGCGTGTCGTTCATGTTGCGAATCATCTAGCAAAGCGTGTTGCCATGCCCCAGTCAACATCGCCGCTTGACACGGCGCGCGGAAGCAGCGACATGTTGCGAATCTCGGCGCGTGAACCAAGACCGGTAATCTCCATTCCGCGATCAGCCATCTTGCGCTGAAATGCGATCTGCGTCATCGGGCGCTCGCCGCGCTCCTCGCTCCACACTCGATACACGGCGTACAGCGACTTGATCGGAATGGACCCGCCCTCCGCCTCCTTGGTCTCTTCGCTCAGGAAGATACCAATACGATCCTCGTTCTTGCGATAGATATCTGCTGCGTCTGTAACCGCGCTACACCACCCCAGCGGGTCGCGTGCACTCGAGCCAAGCAGCTTGATCGCACCCTCGACCGCCCACGACAGCACTGCAGGCAACGCGCCCTCAGGGTCGAAGATATACGACTTCAACTCAGGGTCGGGATTCTCGGGAACGTTCGTCAACGGCACCGGGCGAATACGACGCCACATCGCGTCATCGCTAATGATCGGGCGGTGATTAGTTGTGACCCAGAGCTTCGCACGCGACGAGAACGTGAACGGTTTCTCACCCGGCGACCGTGCAGAGATTTCGCTTGACCCGGTGAGTTTCTTGACGCCATTCTCTTTCATGCGCTCAGACTCAGGGAGCTCATCGACCCACACCATGCGACGACCACGAAGCTCAGCCCAGTGATACAAATCGCTACCATGCGACTGACCATCACCCTGCGCGAGAATACTTGAGTCCAGCGGCCACGCGTACTGCTGCGTGCCAAGGCATTTCACGAGCGCTTCGACGAGAGTGTTCTTACCAGACCCAGGCGGGCCATACACCAGGAACATGATGTCGTGTTTGCGCGATCCCGTCAGCGAGTAGCCCGCGGCGCGCTGCAGCCACTCCTGAAGTTCCTTGTCTCCGCCGGTTGCAAAGTCAATGAACTGGTCCCAGCGCACATTTCGCATACCAGGCGTGTAAGCAACCGGCGCCCGTCGCGTGATGTACAGGTCGGGTCGGCCGCGCAGCAGCTCGCCGGAGCGAAGATCGATGACTCCATTCGCAACACCGAGAAGATTCTCGTCTGCATCCCACGTTTCCACTCCAACGATGATTCGAGGGTCCGACGTCGCGCTTTCGATCGCTCCTGCGATTCGAGAATTTGACTTTGACTGCTGCGCCCAGCGAATAACTTCGCCTTGCTTCTCTGTATCATCGTAGTGCACAACCTCGCTTGCGATGATCGGAGCGAGCTTTTTTGCGAGCTCGCGCATTTCCAGGTCTTCAACGTCGGGCTTCCAATACGACCCGTCCCAGTGGAACCAGCCGAGCCCGGGAGTGTAACGAACCGCGGGGCCAAATGCATCAACGACGCGGCGGCCGTTGCCCGTATCAGTGAGAGTGCGCTTTCCAGGCTCACCGCCTTCGTCCTCGCGAAGCGCGTCAACGTCCCTGGGAACATCGATGTTTGTAAGACTCGATGCCTGCGCGATTGAGTCTCCGTCTTCGATCGATGAAGATATCGCACCGGCGATTGTTCCGGGCAAAGGCGCAACAACACCGAGCATGGGCGTCATTGCGACATCCGCTCGCGGCTTTGCCGCTGGAGTGCTCGAGCGGCTTTCGTCCTGCGACCGTTGCGCCCACTCTTGCAGACCAGGCCACAGGCGCTCAGTCTTCGGGTTGTCGATAACGAACTGAATAGCGCGATGCACGTGCATGAGTAGACCGCCCGCGCCTTCGAGCGGGAGCGGCGGCCGCACCTTCTCGGCATTGAAGCGAATCATCATCGTCTCAACCGCAAGGCGGCCAGCTTCAGTGTTGACGGGAAACTTGTTTGCAAGCGCGCACGTCATCGCGTAGATATCAACTGCGCGTGAGCCTTCGTCAATGCCTTCCTCGAGCAGACGATCAACGTCAACGCGCTCGCCGCCGAAGTCAAGAGAGTCCAGCCAGCTCCAGTCGCCTTCACCGAGTGCGCTTGAAGAAGCAGACGAGCGCGCGCGCTTGCGCAAGGCCGAGAGCAGTTCTTCGGGCGCCTGCGCCATTTCAATTTCCCAGGGCGCTTTGCCCGGCACCCATTCGTAGCAGTTTCCAGAAAAGTGCCGCGACGGCGCGATCAAAACGTAGCCGTTATGCTTGATGTCAATTCCACCAAGCCCGGCCTTCTTAAGATTACCAACGAGAGACTCAGACTCGTCGCAGCGGTAGAACAAGTGACGCCCGCGCATTGTCCTACCGCCGACAGAGTATTCGCCGGTGATTGCCTCGACGGTCAGAGGCAGCGCGCCTTCAACGAGTTGCTCGAACTTCTCAAAGGAGTCCGGCCCGCCGGAGCGAGGGTCGATGTCGATGACGAAAAAGCCAGACGGCCGGCAGTACACGCCGACGTTTGACTGCGGGTCCGAGGTGTACCACTCTGAGATCTGCGCCTGGTCGGTTGTAGCCTGAACGTTCCACTCGCTAATGCGCGGGTGCTTGCCAACGTCCTTAGGCTCCGCGTGCGCCCCGCCGCACGTGCAGCGGCCTCCGACAATTCCGTAGCACGGAAGAATATGCCAGCCCTGAGTCGCGTACCAGTCCGCTGCCGGCCCGAGCCTACCTTCCGCAGCCTCCCATGCGCTCATCGGGCCGCGCTACCCGCGGCCGTTAGCGCCTCGCGGGTATGCAGAGACTCGAACCATTGCTTAGCGTCTTCCGGAAGGATATAGACTCGCTCGCGACCAGTCTCGGTTATCGTGCGCACGGCGGGCAAGTCGCCTGAGGCTACTGCGCGAGCCACGGCTCGCGGTGGCAGACCGTACGTAGTGGCCACCCCGCGAATGCTCATGCGGCGCGAATGTTGCATATGTTCACCCCTGAAAACCGTTGCGATCTAAGGTCAATTCGTCACTTGGCCACGAACTGCATCGCGCTAGGAATACAAACTTGTGCAATTTGTGCAATTTGTGACAGACGGACTGTATCTCATCGCGTCCGACAAAGTACACATCGAAACACCGAAAAAGTCACGCTCTTTCTCGAGACGCGAGAAAAGGCGTTGAGTTGCAAAGAGTTTAGAGCAATGCAAAAAAGCACCGAAAAAATAAGACTGCTTTCGTGCGCAAATATCTTAAGAATTGAAGACACTCAAGTCCGGCAAAGATCTACCGTCACATCTTTTTCATGACCCTACAATATACCCATGATCACCCGCAGCGGTCAGATGTGACACGTGCTCGCCACTAAAGGATGATAATGGCTATTTTTGAAGTTTCGGCTATCACCACCATCGCCGCCATCATTGGAGCGCTGGCCGTCATCATCGGCGGAATTGTGGCAGTCTACAAGATCGCCAAGCGAGTAGAAGACGCCATCGGCGTCGACGAGAACGGCAGAACCGTAAGCGACCGGCTCTCTCGGGTTGAACACCAGCTTTGGCCAAACGGCGGAGATTCGCTCGCCGATCAAGTAAAAGATCTTGACGATACGACAAAAGACACATCGACGCAGGTCGGGTTGATTCGAGATCTACTCGTAGGAATAGTGCACGGAACATCTCAAGGGGCAGCATCACGCTTCGGAAATGCCGGTCCGGTCTACGGACTTCAAACTCCCAAGAATAACAACTAGCGCAAAGTCAGTTCACAGCATGAGCAGTTACATTTTTTCTTCTCGCCGTCGGGCATTTATTCTTTTCTGACCAGCTACCTGTCTAATCTTTAGACAACATTTGTGGCTAAGTTACCGGCCATACGGCGTCCAACTTGCGTTACCGTTTTTCTAGCAGGCCTATGGACGGTCTGCCAGAGCGGGAAGGACATCGACTTGTCGATAGCCGAGCGCATTCGTCAGCGACCGCAATCCAACGGCCCAGGGTTGCCGTGCCCGATTGCAACAGTACTAGCTCAGGTCACAGACGAAGACAGACAAGCCTTGGAGGAAGAACTCTGGCGCCCGCATGGAGATCCGCAGCGACTCTCTGCGCCTGAACTTACACGAATTCTTAGAGACGAAGGACACGCCCTATCCAAGATCGCCGTTGAGCGGCACCGCCGCCACGAGTGTCGATGCTTCAAGCATCACAGGTCGGAGCCCAAGTCCTCATGAGTATTTCCGATAGCATCAAAAAACTACAAAGCACACCCACTCGAAGCCCAATCTCTGCCCCTCGAGCAATGTACCCATCCGGATGGGAACCAGGAATTCGACACGAGGGCGACGGTGGAATGCTCATCACCACTGATCTTGGCCCGAGCCTCGACGATGAAGACTCCTGGCGAGAAGCCGTCGAATCACTCGGCGTCGCCGTACCACAAGGCTGGTCCGTTCGCCCCGTAGAAGCACGATACGACCCCGCCGCATGGCATCGAGATGACGAAGGCGGAGACGCCGTAACTCGCCCGATCTGGCGCTACCGCTTCAAAATCGAACCCGCAGTGGCTAAGATTCCCTACGATGACTTGGTCGAGGTTATTGCAAGGCACAAGCCACGAAAGGCAAAAGACGCCCCTGAGTCCCTTCTGAGTGATGCCACATGGGTACTCGCGACCGGCGACTGGCAACTCGGCAAAATCGATGGCGACGGAGTCGAGGGCACAGTCGAGAGAATTCTCAACACAACAGACCAGGCAATCGACCGCATCAATGAACTTCGCCGACTCAAGCGCTGGCCCGGTCGCGCAATTCTTGCACTCACCGGAGACTGTGTTGAAGGCTTCAATTCGCAGAATGGCTCAAACATTTGGCGCACAACGCTGTCTATGACAGACCAAGTACGTCTGTACCGCCGCATCGTCATGCACATGGTCACAACAATTGCAAAAGAGTGCGACGAGCTTCTTGTTGTCGCCGTGCCAGGTAATCACGGTGAAACTGTACGCGTAGCCGGAAAAATGGCGACCCGCATCGACGATTCGTGGGACCTTGACGCAGTCGTCGCAGTCGCAGACGCATTGGAGCAGAATGCTGAAGCATACGGGCATGTAAGTTTTGCCATCCCGGAAATCGACTCAGGCACTCTTGTTCTTGACATCTCAGGAACTGTAACCGCACTCGCACATGGGCATCAGGTCCCGCGGGGCAACGTACCCGCATGGGTAGCCGAACACGCAAAGAACATGGCGCCTGTCGGCGACGCGCACCTTGTCATCACCGGCCATCATCATCATCTCAAAATAGAATCAATGGGTCCGCGAACGTGGATCCAGGTCCCCGCCATGGAGTCAGAATCGACGTGGTGGAAGGAGCGTACCGGCTCGGTATCTCCGCCTGGCATGGTAAGCATGTTGGTCGGAGGAAAAGCATGGTCCGATCTCGCCGTCCTGTAAAAGACGCGCGAAAAAGGGTCCTAAGGCACGCGGAGGATCTTCTGACAGGCAAGGGTTCTGATCACGACATGGACAACTTGACTCGAATTGGTGTCGTCTGGGGCGGAATGCTCGATCTCGAGGACCCGCTACCGCCAACAACTGTCGCCGCAATGCTGTCCGCTCGCGATCTCGTCTATGCCACGAGTACAGTAGACTCTGAGGAACACTGGATCGGCGCAGCCGCGCACGCGGCACTCGGAGCCTATAGTGAAGCATCTTTTGATGACAGCGACGATGAGTACGGTGTAAAAGGTGTTGAAGGTGATAGTACCTCTTCGGATGGTACGCTTAACATCGGGTTCACGTCTTAGAACACTTAACACGCCGAAGTTGCCTGCTATTATTGCCTAGGTAGTTAGTCTTTACTAACGATTCCGTAGTTGTACAAAGCAGTAAATCTGAGCTGACAGCGGAAGATCGGAGCCTAGGTGAGCTGGTCGCCGGACGTTGTCACTCGAGTTGTGACAGGGCGCTACATCACTTTCCGGGGAAATCCGGCAAAAGGGACTGTATCGTTTGCTCCTAACACTCGAGTACTTGACTCCGGCGATGCAGTACTCATTGAAAGCCCGATCGTAGTTCGATTTGATGGCTTCGGAGAGTTTGAGGTAGAACTTCCAACCACGGACAATCCAGAACTAAAACCCTCAAACTGGGTGTACCAGGTCACAATTCGAATCAACGGAGTACGTCCGCGACAGCTCTGGGTTACGCTCCCGTACGGTGATGGAAGCCCAGTCGACCTCTTCGAGGAAACAAGCGACGCGGCAACCGAACCAATCGCTGAAGGTCTAAGCTCGTCTGGCCCGAGAGGCTCAGTAGGGCCGCAAGGAGCAGTTGGCCCGACAGGACCTACGGGACCAGTCGGCGAGCCGCGCATTGTCGCGTACCACCATGTACAAGGCGTGTCAAGCACGGAATGGCAAATCGTTCACAATCTCGACTTCTACCCAAACGTAACGACAATCGACTCTGTTGGAACAATTGTGGAAGGCGAGTTTGAGCACATCTCGGAGAACGAGCTGGTTGTCACCTTCGCGCTTCCCTTCACCGGTGAAGCATACCTTTCGTAAGGAGAACTAGCACTCATGGCACGCAAATTCCTGACACCAATTGATCTCAGCAAGCTTGAGATCCAGAATGTTGCGATCCAGACCGTAACCACGTTCCCGTCCACTCCGGCTACCGGTCAGATCGTCTTCCGCACCGACCTCAAGAAGGCATTCGTCTATACGGGGGACACCAGCCTCGATTCAGTCGACGGCTGGGTCGCGTTCGACGGTTCAAACATTCCCAACAGCACGATCACGAGCGCCAAGATCGCCAACGGCGCAATCGTCAACGAGGACGTCAACGCGAACGCCGACATCTCGGCGACCAAGATCGAGACAACGTCGTTCAACACCAAAGTCCAGGCAAACCGGCTCGATCAGCTCTCCGCGCCAACCGCATCGGTAAGCCTCAATAGCCAGAAGATCACAAACCTGGCCGAGCCCACTAATGCGACAGATGCGGCAACCAAGGGCTACGTTGACAATGCTGTTGTCGGCATCGACTGGAAGCCATCCGTTCGCGCCGCAACGACGAGCAACATCACTCTCAGCGGAGAGCAGACCGTCGACGGCGTTGTGCTTGCCGCCGGCAACCGCGTTCTCGTCAAGAACCAGACCACCGCGAACCAGAATGGCGTGTACGTCGTCGGGGCTTCGTCCTGGTCACGTTCGTCTGACACAGACACGTCAGCTGAGTTCACGTCCGCGTTTGCTGTATTCGTCGAGGAAGGCACGTCTAACGCCGATAGCGGCTGGGTGCTGACCACCGACGGCACCATTACGCTCGGCACCACAGCGATTGCGTTCACGCAGTTCACTGGCCTTGGTCAGGTTGTTGCTGGAAACGGTCTTACTCGAACCGGCAACACAGTTGATGCAGTCGGAACCGCGGACCGGATCACGGTCAACTCCGACTCGATTGACATTGCATCGACCTACGTTGGCCAGAACACGATCACCACTCTGGGCACCATTACTACTGGTACCTGGAACGGCACGACGATCGCTGTCGCCAACGGCGGCACAGGCGCAACCACGGCCGGCAACGCTCGCACCAACCTGTCTAGCACTTCCAACCCGCTGCCGCAAAAGTACACGGCAACGGTCGGTGGCGCAACCACTGCCACGGTCACGCACAATCTGGGCACCACCGATGTTATTGTTCAGTGCTACCAGAGCAATGCACTTGTTGAAGCTGACGTAGCCGTGACAGACTCGAACACTGTAACTCTCGGGTTTGCAGTGGCGCCGTCCGCTGCTTCAATTCGCGTCGTAGTTGTTGGCTAAGGAGTAGCCAGTCGTGTCCGTCCGCAGACTTGTACCGCTTAACGTCGTTGCACTTGCTAGTGCGCCGACGCCGGCGGTACTTGGCGATATGTACTTCAATACCGTTACTGAGATTCTCTATGTCTATAACGGTGAAGCATGGGTCGCCGCTGAAGGAGCGGGCGGCGCGACTGGTCCAACCGGCCCCACAGGTGCGCAGGGCGCGGCTGGCCCGACAGGTCCACAAGGTGCTGACGGGTACATTGGTGCAGACGGTGCAACAGGTCCAACGGGTCCGACAGGTCCAACGGGTGCCACCGGCGCAATCGGTGCAACGGGCCCGACCGGGGCTCAGGGCATCCAAGGCGCCACGGGCCCCACGGGCCCCACGGGCTCAACAGGTGCCACCGGCACCACGGGCCCGACCGGCGCACAAGGCAGCCAAGGCGTTACCGGTGACACCGGACCAACCGGCCCCCAAGGCGCCACCGGGCCCACAGGCGCGACGGGTGCGCAGGGCATTCAAGGTGCGACAGGTGACACCGGACCGAGAGGTGCAACGGGAGCCACGGGCCCAACTGGACCCACGGGAGCTCAGGGCATCCAAGGTGTTCAGGGCGTCACGGGCGACACCGGCGCCACGGGAGCGACCGGGGCAACCGGGGCCACGGGCGCGACCGGCGCGACCGGACCTACCGGTGCAACCGGTACAACCGGAAACACGGGAGCAACTGGCGACACCGGACCCACCGGGGCAACCGGGGCAACCGGGGCAACCGGGCCGACAGGTCCCACTGGGCCAACAGGTGCCACGGGCGCCGCTTCAAACGTCACCGGACCCACCGGACCAACAGGCCCAACCGGTGCCACAGGCCCCCAGCCATCACTAACCTCGAGCAACCCCGAAGCCCTCGGCACAGC